TGATGCAGCGCTGCCCGATGGCTGCCTCTTCATGCGGCGCCATTCCCTGGCCATGCTCAGGCGCTGTCAGGCAGATAGAAGAAGGCCCCACGGTGTGGGGCCTTCTTTGCTTGGTGGCTTACTCGATGATGGGGGAGAGCTGGCCGGCCAGCTGCTTGGCCTGTTGGCCATGTCCCGTCATGGCCCCGCTGTTACCGGGGGCTGGCCCACTGCCGTGGGTGTGGCTGGCAGTGGCAGCGGCCAGCTGCTCCACCACGTTCATCAGCTGTAGCAGCAGCCGGAAGATGTTCACACCCTCGGTCCCCATCCACGAACGGGGCGCCTCCAGGTGCTGTAGCTCGCCGGCAACCGCCCGGCGCAGTTGCCCCACCACCTCGACCAGATCCCCCGCCGTGGTCTGGCTCATGTTGCCCAGACTCCCCAGGGTGAGATCATCCCCGGCCAGCAGATCGATGGCCCCAAGCGCCTCGATGAGCTTGAACCCGCCCACCTCCTCGATGCTGTGCTGCGCCACCTGCAGTCGATGCTGGCCATGTTCCCCCAGGTAGTTGTCACTCTGGTGGTGCATCTGCAGGGCCTGGTCATGCAGGCGCCGGTCGGTGTGGCGGCAGAGGTTGCCCACGGTATCGGTGCGGCTGAACACCTCGGCCCGCTGTTGCTGCAGCTGCTCGCCCGGGGCGATGTCCGGCAGGGCCCAGCCGCTGCCGAGCACGGTGCGGATAAAGGGCCGATCGGCCCGCCCAAAGGCAAACCCCAGCTCAACCAGCGTCCCCTCGAGGGGGAACTGCAGCAGCCCTTGCTCCTGCCCGCCAAACTGCACCGGCAGCGGCACCGCCCGATAAAGCGGGGCGGCCTTGTCCGGCTGGCCATCCTCACCCAGCAGTTGCACGTCCACCGCATAGCGGGGGCGAAAAGGGTCATTGAGCTGGCCGGCGCTGGCCTGGTCACTGATGGCCTCAACCCGCCCGAACTTGGGCAGGTGCATCTTGTCGGCCAGCTCCGGGAACTCCCCCTCTATCTTGCGCCGCTCTGGCGACTTGCTGGCCTTGCCCTGGGTAGTGGTGGTCAGCGTCATCTCGTCACCCTTGAGCCGCACCCGCATCACCCGCTTGCCGTTGATGATGGTCCCGGGCCGGATGGACGGGACCGGCGACAGGGTCAGGGTGTCGCCCGCCTGGCGGCCTGACCAGGCGGGATCGAGCGTCACCTCCTTGTCATGCCAGCGGCTGTCGGCGTGGCTGCCCACAAAGATGGCGCCATTGGGTTGCTGGTACCAGACAAAGTCAGGCACCTCAAAGGCGCGGCCAGCGTTATCGAGCAGCTGATAGCCGGTGCCGGCGCTGGTGAAGTTCGGGATCGGCCGGTCGGTGTAATCGCTGCCCTTGGGCAGCAGGAAGGTCAGCCCGGTCTGGTCAGTCAGCCAAGCCAGCAGGCCGCGCAGGGTGGCGTGTTGTTGGCTGACCGGCAGCCGTGAGCCCAAGGCGCCGGCCAGCTCGCGGCATAGCAGCTTGCTGGCGCCATTGGCTGCGGGCTGCACGTCGTACACGTAGCCGGTGAACCAGCGGCGCAGGTCACCGTTATAGCCGGTGTCCAGGGTGAAGGTCTGCCCCTTGTTGGCCGTTCCTTCAATGGTCAGGGCGGCGCGGCCGCCGGCGTTGATGTCCAGCACCAGGTCGTGGTCGATCAGGTGCACCGGCTGGCCGGCGAGGGTCAGTGATGTGGAGAGTTTCATGCCAGCATGTCATCCATCGGTTTGAGCACATAGCGCTCGAAGCTGCTGAGGTCTTGCTCGTCGTCGCCAGTCCCTTTGGCGCCTGGCTTGGCTGCGCTGGTGTTGGCGGTACTTTGGCCCACGGTGGGGGTTTTCTTCGGCAAGCGCTGTTCGCGCTTCTCCGGTACCGAGTTGAACTCCTTCAAGGTGAACTGCACCTGCCAGGCCAATAGCCCCTCCTGTTCGCTGGCGGTGATGCGCCCGGCAAACTTGGCCTGGCGCACCTTCACCGACTTGGCCAGCAGCGACCCGACCCGGTAGACGTGGCGTTTGCCGCCATTGTCCTTGGCATCGGCCAGCTCAAACAGCCGGCTCAGCATGCGCTCATCCTTGAACGGGATGAGGCCGGAGACGTCGAGCTCCTTGCCCTTGGCACCCTGTTCGGCACTGCTGGTCGAGCTGGTCTGGCCACTCTGGTCCTTGTCCTGAAACTGCATCGATGCGGAGACCCGCATCGACTTCATGATGATGGGCTCGCCATCGAGGGTCAGCATGGCTTGGCTCATGGGGTTAACTCCTGCCAGAAGGTAAGCGGGGAAGGTGAGAGCAGCAGGGCCGCGACCGTCATGCTCTGGCTGTGGTCGGGTGGGGAACTCTGCCCGAGCTGGGTGGCGAGGCTGGCCGCATCCCCCTGGCCTTGCCAGTGCCAGAGCGTGCCGGACAGCGTGCCCAGCTGGGCCAAGGTCTCGGCGAGTTGTGCCAGGCGAGCGGTGCGGCGTGTCGCCAGTCCCTGCAGCTTGGCGATCGGGGTCTGGCTGTCACGGGCCAGGCTCTCCAGCTGTGCCAGCTCTGCCCCCAACGCCATGCGGGCCGGGCGCAGTGGTGCCCAGCTCAGCGGCTCATCGGCGCGCCAGCGCGGCACCTTGGCCGCCGTGGGCTGGCTCATGGTGTCGTTGTTGGCGGTGAGACGGCGCAGGGTGGCGCACCACTCGGGCAGTGGCAGCAGGGCGCAGAGGATAGTCAGCTGCCTGGCCAGATCCTCGGCGCTGTTACCAGTGACCAGCCAGGCGAGGGCATGCAGTTGCCCACTGGGCAGGAGGGGATCTGCCCCGTCCTGCAGCTTGGCGGCCAGAGTGGCCGCCGCATTGGGGGCCGATAGATGATGCTGCTTGCCCTGCAGTTGACCCACCCCATGCTGGTAGGGGGTGACGGTCAGACAACGGCCAGTGACCAGCAACCGGTCGAGCTCGGCGCGCAGACCCGCCAGCGCGGTGGCGGCCTGACTGATGGGCGTGGGGCGGTATTGCGCCCTGGGTGCCATGGCGTGCAAGCGAGCCACGGCGCCAGCCTGGCTTTCAGCTAGTTGGCCAAGTACCCCGCTGGCGCGGGTGTGTATCGTCCCGGTGCTTGCCGGCCAGCGCAGCATGCCTTGCGTCCAGCTCATTGCGGGACATCCGGCCAGGTCACATCGGTGGGCCAGCCCTCGCTTTGTGGCAGGCGCATCAATGCGATGCGGTAGCGCTGCAGGGTATCGAGCCTGGCCAGTTCCTCTGGCGTTGCTATGTTCAGCTCCTTGGCATCCAGCAACGGAGCAATGCGCAGGGCCGCGTCGGCCTGCAAGGTGTCGAGCTTGCGCTGCTGATCGGCTTCGCTGGGCACATAGGTCGGTGGTTCCCGCATCTGAATGTCGCCGAATTCACCGAAGATGGCGCGTACATAGAGTTCGCGTCCATGGGCGGCCGAATCGTCTTTGCGGGCGGTAAAGGGAATAAACTGGTCGGGCAGATGGGTAAAGGCCACTTCCATGTCCAGGCTGTCTGGCTGGGTGGAGTAGGCGACAACGTTTTTAGCGGTGATGATGTCCATCAAGCAATCCTTATCCAGAGTGATTTGGTCCAGGCATTACTGTTGTAATAGCCCATCAGCTTCCAGGTACCGGCCGGGCTGCCACCGCCCCAGTCTGATTCGTGCATGTCAGTGGAGGACCAGCGCAGGCTGCTGCCTGGTAGCGTCGTTCCTGGACCATAAGCACCTGATGCCTGGGTAAAAAAGAAACCGTAGGTACCGATTTGGCCCACGCCCCCGGCCACCACATCGGCGTTGCCCTGGGCGGCAGTGTGGGTGTGCGATTTGTATGCAAAGCCCCCCTGACACCAGTCAATCAGATTGGCGCCATTGAGACGGGCTGGGTACAGCTCGCCGGCGCCGTCAATCCGCCATCTGCCGCTGGCGGGTACAAGGTTCCCGCTGTTGCTGAATCGCCATACTTTCCAGAAACCGCCTCCATCCGTGCAGCTCAAGACGTGCTCAACGTTATCGGCGTTGTCGTCCGGGTTAAACATCCCGTAATGGTTTTCAAGCGCCCATATGCCGGTGCGTTGCATCTGGATGCCGGCAATGCCAAGCAAGGAACCTGCGCTGGGTGTTGAGATTGTCTCACCCCAGAACGAGCACTGACCCTTGCTCGTCCAGGCCCGATTGGCTGCCGGGTAGTGGGCTCGGTAGCGGCCAGCGACGGTGAAAAAGCCATCACCATCTACGCCGCCATAACCTTGCGCCTCACCACCTTCGCCATTGCTGGAGCAAAAGCGCAGGGTCCCTGTCCCTTGCGGCTTATACATCATCACCGCAAACTTGCCCGGCTCGTGCAGCTCCACGGAAGGGTTTCCTGCGTTCCTGACCTGGTGATAGGCGCTCTCGCTACCGCCAGAAACGACAAGGGCATTCATTCCCACACCACTGTCAGCATTAAGCCAAAACGCCTGTGACTGCCACACTCCATCTTGATAGCGATGAAAGCCAAGCCTTCCATTGGAGGCATCTATCCCCACACCCCAAGCCAGACCGCGAAAGTCCTCATAAGGGCTGAACTTGAGACCCGCATTGTCAGCGATCCGCACGGCAGATGCTGCAAGGTGCTTGTGGGCGGTGAGCTCATTGCGCCCGATGGTGATCACCTTGGATGGGGCATTCTCGGCGTTCACCTTGGCGCTGATATACGGATCGGCATTCTCGGGCGCCTCCATGCCCAGCCAGGTGCCGCCGTTACTGCCAGCGCGTGAACGTGCTATCAGCCCAGTTCTTGCGTAGATGGCATCTTTCGCATCGACGCCACCGTCCAGGGGGCCGCCGGTCTTCGGGTATCCTCCCATTTGCTCCAGGGTGGGTTTGTCCGTGACTTCGTCCCATGAGTGGGTGTGACTGTGGTCTTTGATCTCCACCGCGATGGTGACGCCCTGGGCATCTTCCAGTATGCCTTTGCCGGTGATATCGCCGGTCAGCTCGATGGTGCGCTTGCGGCGAACGTCAGTGACGCTGCCGTCCGCATTGACGATGGCCACCTTGGCCACATGGTGCATGTGTCCGTTGCTGTCCAGGTAGTCGGTGAGCTCCGGCACGCTTAAGCTAAGGGTGAAGTGATTCACCCAGGCATCGAGCAAGGAGCCCGCCCGGTAGATATCGAGCCAGAGCCCCACCGGCTTGGCGCCGGGGGTCACCTTCTTGACCTCGTTGAGCTCCGCCCGCAGGCCGCCCACGTAGGCCACCCCGGGCTGCACCTTGTAGACCCCAGACTCGTTGACCAGATTAAAGCCGTTGCCGTAGAAGGTGGCCGGCCCGAAGAATTGCAGCGCCTGCAGACGCAGGTCATCGTCCATCCCGCGCAGGCGGGCGGCATAGTCAATCTGCCAGGTGCTGGCGTCCACATGGGTGGCGGTGGCTTCGCTTGCCCGGTCGTACTCCATCAGCATGGATTTGACCAGGCTGTTGCCGGTCTGGCCGGTGGCCTCATTGGTCTTGAGTTTGGTTTCCAGCCCCTTGTGCACAATCATCCCCACCACGCCGGTGGCCTTGTTGATGAGGTACATGGCGTTGAAGCTGA